GTTAAAAATGCTTATTAGGGCGTTTCTGCGAGGTAATGATTTGAAAGCGTTTCTACTTCTCTAATCTGCTTTTTCCTCATTTCCTTGTCACTGCCAACTAAAGCCAACGACTGCCACAACCACTTGAAACTCAAACCAAATGCTCTATTTTGCTATTTTTTGCCTTTTTAGGCGTTCTTTTTTTATCAAAAAACTACTCCTCATCAGCAAAATCATTCAGTCTCGAAATCAAAGTCCGTTCTCTCTCGCTAAGTTCCCATACAACACTTTCCCTTGCAGCCTTCAACTTTGCAGCCTTCAACTTTGCAGCAGCATAGTCCGAAACAAGATATCCCCCACCATACACCGTTTTCTTCTTTACATGCTGAGCATCTAATGTTTTTATATACAAGGCTTCTTTGCGTCGTATTTTTAAGTCAACATTAGCCAATCCATTTAAAATCGCAGAAGAAATCACATTATCAGGATATTTATAAGAAGGAATTTTTACCCCCCCCGATTTTTTGTACACACTTAATTCTTTCCCCTAATTCAGGAGCTGTCATCATCGCATACTGGGCACAAAACGGCAGGTTCGTAATAAACGCAGTCGCCACCTTAGCCCCATTTCCGTATTTAATACCTCCACCAATTATTATAATAGTATATTCTTGGCAAGAAGCATTAGCAGCCGTCAAAGCTGGAGCAAATAAGAAGAACCCAATACCCCTTTCACTGTAGAATTTCGTAATCTTCGACAATATCGAGAAGGGAGGATTATCCACCACAACGCACCCTTCATCATATTTCTCGTGTTCATAATCTCCACCAGGCCAAAAAGGTCTCACAATAGGAGTGTTCGCATCTATAGCCCCCTTCTCAGTTAGCCATTCCACAATTACATCATACACCTCCTGTGGTGTATAGCAGTCATCGGTCGTTTTCTTCGGCTTGAATTTCTCTACAAATCCATCGTAATCCTCAAAAACCTCTTTTCTCTTCTTTCCTTTTTGTTGTAATGATTGAGCCATATTGTAAAAAAATAAATAAAACAATATCACAAAATAATAGGAAAAACACCACAGGACAAAAGACAAAAAAGCCCCAAGCCGTCAAGCCTGGAGCCTTCTTTTTTGCGCCCATCAGCCACAGGCGACATTCACGCGCGGGCAGCCGTTAAAGCCCAGCTGAAAAGTAAAAAGAAAGGAGGTATAATTAAATATCGGCATATTTGCGCAGCATCCCATTACAATTAGTCAGGAGCCTGGTCTATACGATCAGCAGCAGCAACAAGTCGTGCAGCCATATCGCGTAGAGCATTTGCAAAAGTCTTAGCCTCCTCAGGTTTAAACATAGCAGGTTTGCCATTTACCTCGTTACCATGAAGGCGTTGTGTTAGCCATTGCGCTGTGCGGTTAAAATATTTTCGAGCCACACCACTAAAGTTAATAAATCCGCAAATCTCAAGACCTGCAAGCCATACAGCGTCATTCTTAGTTTCAGGCTTCATCAAAGCAGCCTTTTTCATGTTTTCATTTGTTTCTTTCATAATGTGTGTATATGTGAGTGTACATGAATAACCTTTTAAACAATAAGCCCCGCCCGTATTTAGCGGGGCTTGATTGTTTGTTACTACTTGTCTAATGCTTCCTCGAGTTTTTTACTCAATCGGTCGATTTCCTCAACGATGTAATACTCGTTTATCTCTTCTCTAACGATTTGCATTAGTGAGTAAATCTTAAGCATCAACTTTTTCTCTTCTTTAGTCATTCATGCACACTATTTACACTACAAAGATAATAACAAATTTGTAAATAGTCAAGAAGTTCAATCACAAAAAAGCCCCAAGCCATCAGCCTGGAGCCTCTCCTCATTCAATCTCATAAAAATACCCACGCTTCAAAGGTTGCACCCCATTCGTGTCAATCGTCACCTCCATCTTATGGCAAGCATATCGTTTCCCCTTAATCACATACGTAGCCGTAGGATCAAGCTCCACATCGTCCAAAAACACAAATTGGTGTTCAGCAGCCGTTTTAATCCGTTCAGCAAACGCCAAGTTTCTCCCCACACACACATCATCATGCGCAGAAGGCCGCAAGCGAAACGGTTGAGCCGCATTTGTTGCCACCGACAAAGGCAAGTAGAAACCATCATCCGTCGGCAAAAGGTTAACCCCAAGAGCCAATTTATAGGGAAACAAATCAGGCTGCTTTCCCCATGCCACACACGAGTTCAAAGCCACCTCCAACTTGTCAGGCTTCGTTCTGCTCTCACCGCTGCCACCATCACCGCAAACAGCATCATTCACCGAATACGCCACCTTCTTAGGCACCACCACCGATTGCGTTTGGCTCACCAAAACAGGATATCCGTCAAATGTAGAAGGAAGAACATCCTCCCCGCCACCAGTGGGATGAAGCACATACTCATACTCAAAACTCTGATACCCCATCTGCAATGGCACAATGCGCAACCGCGTGTTAATATCTCGCTTCGTTGTAGCCCCATAAAAAGGACCATTCTTAATCAAAGGCGGAAACAAATCCACCTCAGCCAAATAAAACTTACCATCCTTTGCCGACTTCAAAAAAGCATGCGTACGCTTCAAATTCAAGTCCACAAACAACCACTTCGAAGTCGCTTTCTCCTCATCACTCACAACATGCTGTCCCACCCATTGGCGCAGCAAAGTCTCATTGTTAAAAGTCATAACAATAGCCTTCTCCCACACCTCATCAGGCAATCGCACCACACCAGGAATACTCCCATGCTCATAGTCCGTGTTCCCTTCCAGTGTAGTCTTCCCATCATCATGGTCAATGTCAGTCGTCAGCTCATCCGTCACCCTCGTCAGCACCGCATCAGCACTCTCCTCATAGTGCGAACTCAGCCCAATCAAGTTCACCGTCTTAAACACCTTGCCTCTCACGTCCACCGACTCCTTCACCTCCAAGTACACACCAAAAGTCCGCTGCAGCTCCTTAAAGAACTCCGCAACAGTCCAATGAGGCAACACATCATTCACGTCACTCGTCTGCGCATTATTCGCCACAAACACACCTTTAAGCCACGAAGTGTCAAACACACTCCACTTCTTAACATAACCCAAAGCCTTAAAAATGGCATTTATAACCGTCGTCAAATAAGGTTGCACAGCATAGTTCTCATACTTACACACCTTCTCAGTCACCACATCATTCTTCGACCAATACTTCCACTTCGGGTAATTCACAATCATCCCCTCACCATCCCTCACAGGGAACGTCACAAACAAATGATCCTTATCATACCCCTCTTGAAATCCCACAGGCGTGTTCGGGTTCTCCAGCTTCAGCCCCAAGTCCAACTCATCAATGTACAAGTCATTCCCATTAGCATCCTTCCCAAAGTCATTCACTGCACTCTTACCCGCAAGCAACTGCACCTTCACCTCCGCATCCGTCACCGTCATCACCTTAGCCACACCCACCACGTCCACGGGGGGAGCAATCAAGTGCATCGGCAGTTCCACATTAGCCCAACCAGCCACCCCCACCTCAGCCCGATGCAGAGCACCAAAAATCGCCAAGTTCTCAGCGCACCCATCCAAAGGCAGCTGCACCTCAAACGTAAAGTCCCCCTGATCCTCAAAATAAGGATTCATGCGTGTCAACTTAAACGACGTTCCAGCCTTCAACACAGCCACCTTCCCGTCAATCATCAATCTAATCATTGCCTCTTCATTTTGTTATACAAAGTCCATTGTCTGTCCAATCCATCAGGACCATCAATCACCACCACAGCCTTAATGCCCCGGTCCATCTGCTCCGTCAGTCTCGTCAACACCTCATTCGTCGCGCCATTCGCTCCCCCGTCAGCCACCTGCAGAGCAGCCACACTCGCCGTAGCAGCCGTGTTAGCCGACGTAGCAAGCGGAGCCACAACAGCCCTACTCACATCCGCAGCCGTCAGTTGAGCAATGCGGTTCGTCCGTTGCGCATGGTCAATCAGCTGCAACACAGGCAACACATTCGGGTTCCTCACCGCCTCATGGTTCGCCACAAACTCACCCTCATGCACCACACCAGCCGAGCGTCGCCATCTGTTACCACCCGTAAAGCCACCCTCATAGTAGCCCTCACTCTGCGCAGCATGCTGTTTCTTAATCGTAGCAATCTGAATCATACCCGCAGCCGTAGCAGCAGCTGCAGCAGCCACAGCCAAGGCAGGACCAACAATCGGAATCTTCACAACCGAGCCATAAGCCATAATAGCATTCATCGCAGTTTGCGCCACAGCTTGAGCAAGTTCCACAGCCATCATCTTCTTGTTATACTTATTCTTAATCTTAGCCAAGTCCTTCTGCTTCTGTTCCTCCAACTGCTTACCCCTCGCAGAGTTCTGTCCAGCAGCCTTAATCTCAGCATCATACTTAGCCGTCACCTTAGCCTCTTCCTCTTGCTGTTGCGCTTGGAACAGTTGCGAGGCAGAACTCATAATAGCATTAACCGCAGAAAACGAGGCAGCAGCCATGTTCTGAAAATTATCAAAACGCTTCTTAGCCAACTCTTTACAAGCATCATGATAAGTCTGCTCACTAATTAAGTCTTTATCGCGCATCTCCTTCAAGTTGTCATATACCTTCCGCGTGTCTGCAATATCATTCGCAGCCTTTGCCAAACCAGTAAAGCCAAAGTCCACCGAAGCATCCACACTCTTCGCCCCCGAGTCCTTACCATACCCAGCATCGCTCAATGCCTGTTGCGCTTTCTTTCTGCGTTCATCAGCAATCTCGCCCGTGCCATCAACATTCGCACTACCATCAAGCCCATTATATTTCAGCCCAATGAGTTTCTTCAACCGCTCATACTCTGCATCCGTAATCTCGCCAATGCGTTTTCCTGTCTCGTCCGTAGCATTATACACAGCGTCCAACATCTGCAATTCAATGTCCATACGCTCCTTTGCCCCCTTCTGCTCATAGTCCTTTCTCAGCGTCTCCACCTTTTGCCAAAAGTCCTTTCTTCTCTGCAAAGCATCAGCCTCTACCGCCTCGTCATATTCGCTCTCATACTTTGCAGCATCCTCCTCTTGACCATACAGTTTACTCATCGCAGCACGACGCTTCAGGTAGTTCAGCTTTATTTCACTCTTCGTCTTCTCATACTGTTCCTCCGTCACCGTGCCGTCAATATAATTCTTCTTTGCAACCTCCAATTCTTCCTTCTCCTCCACGTCCAATTCGTGAATACTCCAAGCATGGTTCTCCTTGCGTGTTTCATTCTTCACGTCAAGTCGTTTTTGCTCCAATTTCACCCATTCATCAGAGTTTTTGTCGTATAGGTCGCGTTCATCAGCATAAAGCTTCGCGTCAATATCCAGTTTTTTGGCTGAATATTCACGATGGTCAATAAGTCCCGCATCATACTGCGTCTTTGCCACCAAGCGCTGCTTTTCTGCCTCTTTCTCCAACTTCTCACGCTCCTTCTTCTTCAAGTCCGTTTCACCATGGCTGCCACCATTTCCACCGCCATGGCTCCCCCCTGTTCCCTTGCCACCTGCAGTAGGGCTAAACGTCGGCACACCCCTCAACGGAGAAGTCACACCGCCATTTGCTACTATCTTATTATATTCACCCTGAGCACCTTTCTTTTTCAAGTAGTCAAGTAGGTCTTGATTATCTTTTTGGATCAGCTTTCCTTGTTCTACATAAAAATTATATTTCCGCTTATTTTCTCTCTGTATGCGCTCATCTTTAATTCTCGTAAAGTTACCTTCAATGTTGCTCGTAATCTTCTTGCCATCAGGACCAGTCAAGGTCATACCAGGCCCCTCAGTGCGACTCTCATGCCCAGGCTTCTTCATCTGCTCATCACGATAAGCAATAGCCTTATTCCAAGCATCAATGGCTCTGTCAATGTCTATCTGCTTTTTCGCATTCTCTTGCAACTTCTCAAACACCGCTTGCGCCAAAGCCAAACGGTCAAGTTGGGCAATATAGTCATCAATCGCCCTAGTGTTCTTCTCAATCAACACACCGCTCGAGCTAATCGAGGCATGATACCCTGGCACAATCTGTTGCAACTTAGCTATCGCTGCACGTCTATCATCAATGCTCGCTGAGTTATCACGAATAATCCCCGTCAACATCTCTATCTGCGCACGCTCATTCTTCGTGCTGTCAGCTTGCGCCTTCTTCACAGCGTTCAGCAATTCTTGCTTACGGCGTTGTTCGTCCGTAGCCGAAGCATTCGCCTTCTTAGCCTTCGTGTTCTTCTCCTCAGCCTCCGTTGCATTATTGCTCACAAAAGCCCAAGTAACAACCGCAGCAACTGCCGATAAGATAAGCGAAATAAATGCAGAGAAACCATTGGCTTTTATCGCAGCATTCAATGCAGTTTGTGCAGCCGTCAACCCTGCCGTCGCAGCAGTCTGAATATACGTCACCGCGGTCCATGCAGCCGTACCTACTTTGCAAATGGTTTGCCACACCGAGTGTATCTTTATTGCAGCCGTATAAGCTGCCACAGCCACCGTAACAGTCACTATCGCACGCGAATTCTCGCCCACAAAGTTCACCACCACACCAAGCAAACTAATAAGACTTCTCAATACAGGCGCAGCAGCCACCACAGCATTATTCATACCCGTAAACACAGGATACAATCTTTGCCCAAGTTCCACACGCAAGTCCTTCATCTTCTTCTGTGCCTTCTCCAACTCTGCCTGTGCCGTATGGTTTGCTTGCGCAGCTTCATTCGTACACGATGTTCCCTCCTCAAAGGCTCTCGCTGCCTCTGTCTGTGCCACCTTCACATCACTCAGTTTTCCTGCAAGCGTCGAGAGCGTTTGCGTCACGCCCGCACCATTCAGTCCCATCTCAGCGAGCATTGGCGTCAGTCTGTCCATGCCTCCTGCACTATTCAGTGCTTGCAAAAACTCCAACAATGCACCATTCGCATCCACCGAGAGTTTCTTGGTGAATGCCTCTACCTCAAGCCCTGCAGCCTTTGCCATCTTTGCAGGATCCTTAAACAGTGCCGTCAACACATTCTGCAATGCCGTGGCGCCCTTCTCCACCGCCACTTGGTTTTGGTCCATCACCGAGGCAAGACCCATCAACTGCGCTTGCGACATACCTGCCTGATTACCCACACCTGCCAAGCGGTTCGTGAAATCCATAATGTACCCCTCACTCGCGCTCGAGCTCTGTGCCAACTCGTTAATCACACTTGCAGTCGATAACATCGCTTGCTTCAGTCCCATCGTCTTGTCAGTGCCAAACATCTGCGCCAACTTACCAATGTTCTTCACAGCGTCCTCGCCCAAGTCGTCGCCAAGAGCCACATTTATTTGGTCTGCAGCTTCCACAAAGTCAAGCACAGCCCCCTTACTCTGAATGCCCAATCGTCCAGCATCCGCAGCAAGGTCGTTCAACTTTTCGCGTGGCGTGCGAGTGTCCAATTGCTTAAAGCTTTCGTTCAGCGCATCCACCTCATCCTTAGCAAGTCCCGTATATTTTGACACCCCCGATGTGTGCTCAGCCATCTCAGCATATTCGTTAACAAACTCTCCCACGAGTTCTTTAGCTGCACTCAGTTTACCCAAAATACTGTCAGCTACAACGGCTAAACCGTTCCAATCGTTGCCCCAATCAATTAAGCTTTTACGAATTCCCCATCCAAAGCCACCCTCCGCAGCCTTTTGCTCATCCTTAATCTTTTTCAGTTCTGCATTCGCCTCCTGCAATCCACGTGTCAGCGCCTTCCATTGTTCCGAGTTACGCTTCACACTTCCGCTGTTCAACTCTCGGTTAATCTCCTTAATCGTAGCCTTCAGTTCGCGTGGAGTTGCCTTATCCAAGTTTTCCAATACTTTCTTTACGGTCGATGCACGGCTTTGCAAACGTGCGCTTTGAGCCTCCAGACTTTTAATCTCCTTCGCATAAGCCTGCAAAGCCTTACCGTCGCCACGATCAAAAGCCTCCGATTTCTTCTTACGTGCTTCCTCAAGCCTTTTATTGATCTCGTCAAGTTTGCGCTGCGCTTGCTCCGAGTTTATCGCAAGCGTCACGGTCTTAATGTCATTGTTATTCATATACAAAAAATGTGTTACTTTTAGATTTTCTCCAAAAGTAACACATTCTTATGCCTCATAAAAAGACAAACAACAATCAGTCTAAATCTCGATCGCTTAGATAGCGTCTATTGCCTGTTTCCAAATATCTTTTTCTTTGTCTTTCTCTTGAATACTTTCCTGTTTTGAGTTTATTCCTACCTCTCCAGCCAACAAAATAAAGAACAGCCAATATAAATATAATCTCAAGCATACCCATTCATTTTAAGTTTCATACCGCGAATATAAACATTCACATCCAATCATCCAAGCCTTTTTCCCAAAAGTAACACCGTTAACTCCAAAAAGACCAAAAAAAGGGAGTTCTTCACCCCCTTTCCTTATCCGTCAGCGAGTCAAACGCCCCCGCAAAGTCATCCCCCAAAATCTCTGCAAGTCTATTCTTCAGCACCTCCACCGAGATGTACCACGACTTGTTAAACCACGGCTTACGTTCACGAGCCTTCCCCAAATGATGTTCAGCCCTATACGCCTTGCCCAAAAACGCCAAGTCACCACCATTCCCATGGCGGTACCCATTACCCACGCCCAAATCCACATAAATGCCATACTCCAAAAACTTAAAAGCCATATCCGCCTCCGCGTCGCGCAAGTTCAGTTCACCAGCCTTCACGCTCCGTCTCAAAGCCCCCGTATCATGCACCCCAAGCAAGTCCAATCGGTCCTGCCAAATCTGCACCATCTTCATTCGCCAAGCCTTCAAGTAAAGCTCCGAATCCTTGCTCCGTTCATTCCCCATCACTCCCAATCATTTTCTTTTTTTAAACCATCCATCGCGCCAGCCCTTTCTATATTCCCTCAAGCGCCAGCCCCGCGCGGTCGCGCCCTCCTTCTATCTCCTCAAGCACCAGTCCTTCTAGCCCCTCAAGCGCCAGCCCTTCTAGCCCCTCTAGTCCCTCTAGCTCCTCTATCCTAAAACTCCCCATTTCTTCTCACCAATACACCTCCATGCCATCCACCTCAAACAACGTCACATCCCGAAACTCCCTAATCAGCGCACTCTGAGGCAGCCTCACCCTATGCGTGCCACCGCGGTTCCAGCCACCCATACACACAGCCCCCTTATAGTGCAAAATGTCCCCCGTGCTCAACTTCCACACCTTCAAGTCATGCGCCTCCTTATCCTCAAGCAGTCGCAACGCATCCTTCAAATAAATCTTACGCATCTTCATAACCATTCCTCCGCATTATAAACCAAGTCCGTAGGCTCATCCATCGACAGCATAAAATAAAGCCCCGTGCAACCATTCAAAAACATACCCCCCAACTCATTACTCCGAATGTCCCCCGTGTTCAAGTAAAGCAACCGCGTCTGCAATTCCTCACTGTCACGAATAAACCTCGCACACATCTGCCTGAACAACTCACGGCAAAGCCCCATCTTCGCAGCATAGTCCGCCCCATCGCCATACGCATACCTTGCCAACACAAACACAGTGAACACCCTGCGCTTAAACCATCCACCGCTCGAAGTGAACAAACTCTCTTGGCACACATCACTCGTACACACAAAGTTCGCCCCCGTCTGGTACATATCCAACATACCCTCCAAATGCTCAATTCCCGAGCAAGTAGTCACCGCAAAGCCCTCCTTCTGTGCCAATCGGTTCTCAGCCACAACGCGCCCCATGTAACTCACAAAGTCAAAAGGCTGCTTATCCACGCTTTCACCCATCAATACTTAATACTTAATACTTATTACTTAATTCTTCACTCTCCCGAGCCTTAGCGTCAAGCTCTGTCAGTGCATCAATCGTGTCAGCATTCAGCACTGCCTCCTGCTTCGTAATGTCGCCACCCGTCAAGGCTCTAATCTCGGCACACATCACCTCACGCGCATCAGGCACCTCGCCACCATCCTCAGCCGTATGGCTAAACAAGTGGGGGAACAACCGCGCATAGCAAGCCTTCAACCCAACCATCTAAAGCAGCAGCATGTAGCGCTCACCGCGTGTCAACGGTCTGCCAAGCCCACCATACACCACACCGCCCATAGCGTCCAAGGCTGCATCATTTTGGCTCATCAAGTATCCCTGATAGAAATTTTCAATCGCCAAATAGTCCCTAAACGCCACACCATGCAGCATGGCGTCTTTAGCCTTGCACCCATCAATCTCACCAAGCAAAGCGGGTTCCTCAGGTGGAGTATCCATCCAGTCAAGCAAAGCCATGCCCTCAGCAACCTGCATCGCCAAGTCACCCTGCCGTTTCGCACCACGCCAAAGCTTCGCACCATCACCCACAAGGCGCACCATCAGCAGTGCCTTCACCTCCTCCAGGCTCCATTGTTCAGCACTCAGCAAGTCACACACATAGCGTCTTTGCCCATCCGTCAAGGCAGTCCAGCGCAACGGAACCTCCACAACCACCTCTCCGTTCTTAACAGAAGAAGTAGCACGTATCATCTTTCCCATTTTCATAAGCCTTCACCTTGTAGGCTTCATAAGTCCTACTATTGTAAAATTCAGGAATCTCCGCAGCATGCTTCATTAGCATGTCAAGCAGCTGTCGCTCAAAGTGAGCCGTCGGTTGTTGCATCACGTATGCAGCGAGCAAATAACGCGCCTTTTCAAGCAACATAGCGTATAGTATCGCGTCATCAGGCTTAGGCTTAAGCCCACCATACTGAAAGGCTATCAAAGCCTCATTCAGTTCAGGCGAAATCACGTCCACAAGTCTTGCATTCGCATCATGCATAGCCGTCATAAGCTCCTGCCTCTCCTCCGCATACACCCTGCGAGAGTCCTTAGTTCTCGCACCATAGCCGTAAAAGTAAGGAGTTTGCCACAACACATTGCGCTGGAACAATCGCTCAAGCACATTGTCATTCGGTCTAATGCCATAGCGGTCCATCAGGCTGGCAGTCCAAAGCAAGTTTCTCACGCGCAGTTGTCTGTCCACCATCAGGTTCTCCCAGGCCAAATACTCCATCACATCATCTTCCATACGGCTGGCATCCATGCGCAACTGTTCACGCAACGCCCCCACACGTTCCTTCGATGCAGGAGCCGTGTTTTGGTTACTCACAATGCCAAATCCCGTAGGCGTAAGCACAAGGTCCAAGTGAGGCACAGCATTATAAGCAGCTCTCGAGCAAATTGCCACCTTCAGTTTCTCCTCAATAACAGCCGAGAGTTTAGCTCCCTCCACCATCACCGAGTCCCATTCAGCAGCAGCCTCCTTCACAAACCGCTCCACCTTCTTAAACACCTCACCAGTAGGCGTTTTAAAAGCAGGCACCACCCGCTCAAAGCTCTCTCTCCCAATATCCATCATAGTTTCTCTTTTTTTATTTCGTTTCTTTCGGTCGTTTTCGGCTATTTTCGGTCGTTTCCCCCATTTTCAAGTACCACCCCTCGCGCGGTCGCGCCTCTCTATCCCCTCTATCCCCCTCCTCCCGCCAGGCCTATTACTTATTACTTCTTACTTATTACTTCTCACTTCAGCATCCCTGTGCTTATCCAGCGTAGTCAGCTGAATCATCGGTATCTGTGGCACCACATCCGTCCACCCATTAAACCAGCACACCACATGCAAGGGCACAAGCAGCATATCATGAAAAGCAATCTCCAAAGCCTGCTTCATCGTGAACAACTCTCGCTTATCCGAGCCCGAGTTATTCGTCTGCGTCTTACCAGGCACAGCACCCACAAGGTTAGGGTGCACATTGTCAGCATAGCAAATCGTGTTTGCAGCAGCCTGCACATCCTCGTTCCAGTCGCCACCTTCCTTCTGTCCCTCAATGTTCGTCACGCGAATATCGCGCACCTCGTGCCCATCAGGGTTCACATAGTAGCCACTAATCCAAGCCTTGCCCGAGTTCTCCACACCGCACACAAAGTTCTTAATGTTCTCCTTCTCGCGCTTCACACGTTCCTGCATCTCCACAGGGTCCGTAATGTTCTCCTCAGTGCAAATACGTTGCCAATACGAACGCTCAATCTCCACCTGATACTTCACACTCGTCGTGTTTCTAAGCTTCGCACGCTTACCAGTCGAAATCAAACGCTTCTCGTCATACGATCCACCTCGCAACACCGCACTCCAGTAAGGAACGGGGTAATATTGGCACCCAGCCGTAGGGAAACGCATCAGCATCGCAAACTTTCTGCACCGCTGTTTAGGTCTCCCATTCGGCTCGTGCGTGTCAGGGTCAATCCCCATACGTTGGCACAAGTCCCCATAAGGGTCGTCAGGATCCAACAACTCAATCCTTTCCACACCCGACAGCGTTTCTTGGTAGTCCTGCCAATTCGCATAATACACATGCCCAATGCGTCCACGCTTATCCGCTTGCTCCAGTCGGCAGTAGCAAGCCTCCTTATGTACCAAACGGTTAATGCGTGTGCCCTCTCGGTTCAAAATGATCACACACACCGAGTAGTAAAAATATTTCATGTCCGTCATTTGGTCAAGCATATATCTGGGCATAAACTGACGACGCATCCAACTTTTCACGTCTGCGTTTTGAGTCACCTCGCCCGATGCAGCATCCACCATGCGCAGTCCTGCCCCATAGCAAGTCAGCACATTAAACAGTTTATTCTGTGCCGTCACCTCATCTCCCCCCACCAACGCAATCAGTTCATAGGGCAATTGGTTGTCATCGCCAAAAGGCACATACAGCTCATTCTCAAACCCAGGCACAGGTCTCACAAGCAACCGTCCACTAGGCGAGTCAAAAACCGAGGTAGTGTCCGCCACCTCCTGCATCACCGCCTGAAACGGTGTCTGCGGTATGTCAAATATCTCCGAAGTTGTCATCCTCTCAACCCTCCTTTCATTTATTTCGTTTTTCTTGTCTTTTCCATTTTTCAAGCGCCAGCCCCGCGCGGTCGCGCCCCCTTCTATCCCCTCTAGCTCCTCTAGTTAATCTACTTCTCCTAAAAGAACGCCTCGTCAAAGCTCCCGTCAAACGTTCGCACGCCAACAGGGCTTGCAAGTCTCGCACCGTCTCCAGCCTCACGCCAGCTCACGGTCGCCACAGGAGCCACGCACCATTCATTACTCTGTTTCACATCACTCCCCGTCAACACAATCTCCTCGTCATCATCCATCAGCCAAGCCCTACGCGCCACAGCCAAGTCCCTCAGCAATCGCTCCATGGCGAGCGTCATGTGTCCCGTGTTGGCCTCCCATTCAGTCTGAGCCGTAATCAAGTAATTCCGAGTCACACCCCCAATCCGAGCTGCACTATAAGTAGGTTTCAACTTCTCTTCCACCGATCCAAAAAAGTAGAACGTATCATCCACCCCAAAAGCGTTCCTATACCGCACCCCCGTCACAGGAGCCAAGTTCCGTCCTTGCTGCACCATTCTGTAGCGCATCACTCTCGCATTCACGCGCACCGAGTAGCTCACCAGGCTCCATTCTCCATCAGCAGGAGCCTCAAGCACCTTAGGCGAAACATCCACCTTCAGCAGTCCGCCACTCTCCGTAGTCTCCACTTCCAGCAACTGTTGCTTTGCTCTCACTTCCTTAGTAGCAGCGTTCCACCAACAAGCATCCACACAAGCCTGGGTACCTGCGCTCCAATCATCCGTCAAGTACCAATACAACACCTCTCGAGCATCAGGCGGCAAAAGCTTTACCTCGCGTCCCGTAAAGTTCAAAAACGACTTTCGCACCACATCTTCTGCCGTAGCACGTGCCAAACGCACACGGCAAGGCACAAGCTTACAACTGCCACACGTCTGGTCTCCCACTTTCAGCACAAGCGTTTGCGGAGCAACCCCATCCATGGCATCTGTCGTGGCGTCCCGAAGCAAAGGCATAAGGTTCTCCAGCCTAACCACATCATCAGTAGGCGTCAGCGAAACGTTCAGCAGCGTCTTGGCCTTGTCCTCGTCACCAAGCTTCAACTCCATCGTCACAGCCTTCACCACCTCCCCCTGATTCGGCGCAATTTCCACCTCCATCACATTCAGTTCCGATGGAAACATCCAATAGCGCCACACACCCTTCAGCGTTGCATTCATACTTTCAAGTCAAATTTAGCAAGTTTTTTTATTAGTTATTAGAGCGCAAAAAAGTCCCAACCCAGCAATAATCCCCACAAGGAACCACCACCAGCTCGCTCCTATGCGTTTCTCTTTTTTCTCCCAAACAGTCTTCGATTCTGCCTTTTTTTTCCCGTTGTCAATGCGGAGCGTGTCAACTCTCACCTTATACACTGTGTCACATCTCACTTGCAAGCGGTCTCTATACCTCACCTTCGTTTGCATCACAAACACCGAGTCGCCCCGCTTCTCCTGCAGCACAAACACGCTGTCATGCTTCACCACGCTATCAATGCGAGCCTCCGTCACCTTCAGCGTATCCGTCTGCACCCTCACAACAGGCACATATTCCACACGTGTAGCGCAAGAGCACATCAGCACCCCCCACACCAACAACAAAGTCCATTTCCACATACCATTCATTTTTTTTCAAGTTACCATTCAAGTAGTCCTCTAGCCAATCTAGCCAATCTAGCCCCTCTAGCCTCTCTAGCCCCTCTAGCCTCTCTAGCCCCTCTAGCTCCTCTAGTTAAACTCCTTCTCCGCCTCAAAGCAAGGGCAAGCCTTTCCTTTATTAAAGTAATGGTGTCCCACCACACGCGCTCTCGGGTACTTCTTCTTCAACCGTTTCACAAGTGCCACCAGCGCAGCCTTTTGTGCCACAGTTCGTGTGTCCTTAGGCGTGCGTCCGTCCGCAGCAAGTCCCCCAATATAGCACACCCCAATGCTCAAGCTGTTCACGCCAGCGCAGTGAGCGCCCACCTTAGTTTCATCGCGTCCTTTCTCCACGGTGCCATCAAGTTTCACCACATAGTGATACCCTATACCGCCCCATCCCTTAGCACGATGCCAACGGTCTATGTCCTTAGCGCAGAAATCCTTTCCCTCAGCCGTAGCCGAGCAATGCACAATAATAAACTTCACTTTCTCAGGATATAAAGTTGCCATAATCTTTTAAATTTTTCTTGTAAAACTCTTTCCTTTTTTGAAACTTTTTTTGTTACCTTTGTGTGTCAATTCTGAAAAAGGCTGCAAACTTTTAGCCATTTCCGAATAAAGATTTATTAGAACACCTAACAGCTACACGAGTTTGCCGTGTGGCTGTTTTTTTCGTTTACCCCTTTCTCTCATCGCCATCCTTCTCCTTCATAACTTCTTCCACAGCTTCCCCAACATCCGCGTTCTTTCGTTTCAAGTAAGCCACAAAAAGCCGTTTCACCGAAAAACGCTTCTTTATGCCATGAATGTCGCACACATGCCCATAGATGCTGTCAAACTCTATCAGCAGAGCTGCACCAACACCTATCGCGCCTCCCATCACATCACTACCCAAACCAAAGGGCTCAAGCGTTGCCTTAGCAAGTAGCAACCCAAATATAATAAAGTTCACATACTCCAAAAACTTACAAATCGTCCTACGTAAAGCACGCGACAATCTAAAGTTCTCCTTTCGCACCACCACGCTTGCCGTCAGTCCGCTCCAAAAGTCGGTTATTACCAGTACAATGATAAACAACACGGCCCACCGCAGGTCAAACAGCACTTGCAGCAGCTCTGCATAAAAGGTTCCACCTATAATGGCTCCACTCGCAGTCAACACTGGGTTCGCCTCACTCGTCGATACCGTCTTAATCATACCTTCCCCCTCTTTTTTTCATCATTTAGCTTCAAGTGCCCTAACCTTGGCTTCAAGTGTTTCAATCCTTGACCTCAGCGAACTGATGTTCTGAATATTTGTGGCAATGTCATCTCGGTTGGCGGTGATTCTGTTATCAACCGTAGTATCAAACAGCGGAAGTGCCTTCCATGCCAAGTCCGAGCCATTGATGTCCGCCCTCATAGTCGCTTTGTTAATGAGAATGCGTCGATAGTGGTTCTGCCCATTGTCTCGGAAGAGTTTCTGATACACCCAAATGATGTAATTGTTCGGGTTAGAAGGTCTTTCGATGTACGACCATTGCATCACAAGCGAGGATCGGTTCTTGTCCTTGGGAGCGTTCCAAATGATAAAAGGAAATTCTCGGTACTTTTCCGCGAGTTCTGCCACAAACCGATCTTTCTCTGCTATGTCGTAATTGTCAACAGTCCCAAGGTTATAAACACCAAAGTTTTCCAGTTTCTGAATGCGCGTCTTGTTCTCATCAATGCGTGCCTTCTGCGCTTCCAAATCCTCTTTCACTCCGTTGTCAAGAGTTTTCCAGTCGCTCCATGTCGCATCTACGCAAGTACGATAAGCAATAGTAACACCCATTTCTGTGTTAACCGAAATTTGTCCACTCGTCACCATGAAGCAGCCTTCAGCCCAAATGGCAGATTTCTTACTTGCATCATGGAGGATATTAAACGTTACAAAAATAGGAACACCGCCCACATTTGCTAAGTAACGTCCACTTTTCAAGTTTTTTCCATTCGGAATGCCCTTATAGGTAAGCCCATTCAGAAAAGCATTAAAGTCGCCACTCGATTTAAATTCCCCCAACACGCCAATTTCCCACTTCTTCAGCATGTCAAGATAGGTTATATCTTGTGACGTTACAACGCCAGCCTGAGCACTCGAAGCCCTTCCTATCGTCAGCGTTTTGTTGCCATCACCCCCAAAGTTCGTGTAGTTAATCTTCACAGCGTCTGCACTGTTCGCGGTTACCAACGTATGGTTTGTAATGCGTCTAAAAACATCGTTGTCCATCAGTCCGCGCTGGCTACTGCTAACATTGGGTAACATCACTTGACTGTAGGCTTTCTCCTCTTCGTCGTTATTAGCACCCCAATTCTTAAAGCGCAAAAACATGTTACCATCCGTTCCATGCCGATAAATCCAAATTTTACCGCATAGTGCAAGGTGCATCGCGTCTGAACTGTTCGAGTAAATATAGTTCTTATTGTTTCCCGTAGCCGAAGTTTGAACCGTTGGCATGGCGCTCTCCAAATCCCCACAAATCGTCTTCCATCTATGCCAAACACTATTCTCCCCAAAATAGCGTGAGGCAATCGTAAACCCTTTTTCATGATTGATGGATAGCGCATTATTAGTCACCGCAAAGAAACCTTCAACCCATACAACAGCAATCTGATTGGCAACACTAAGCACAACATAGGTCACAAAAAGAGGAACACCACCCACCACGGCACGATAGCGACCACTCTTCAAGGGACCATCGGGTCTCAGCGAATCCATGTAACTATTAAACTCGGCAAAATCCTTAAAGTCGGCTTCTCGCAACTTCCCAACAAGCCAAGGCTTCAGCACCTCCAAGTATTCCGAATATTTCGTCATCAACTGGTTGGTAGCTCCATTCGTCGCAGCAGCCTCACTGCTTGCTGCATCTATCGCTTCGCAAAGATCCACCAACACCTTACCCACACGTGTGGCAGTGTTGGCGCTCTCATTTCGCTCATCGCGAACCTCTGCAGCAGCTCTCTTAATCTCTTCAGTAGTCATAAAGTAATTTCTAAGGTTTTAAACAAGCAAAAAAGGAGCAAGCCCTACACTCACCGTCAGGGTGCAAGCACATTTCTCTGCAGCACGGTCGGGTCGGGTGTCGGTTGTCGTGGCTATTGCCATAGGTCGTTCTGCACATCCCAACAACAACTTCGATCCATCCACTTGAGTCAACAACCAAGCCATAGGCTCTGCATCTGCCATAGGACTATCCGCAAGGGTAGCGGTGAGCTTCGAAGTGAACGCTCGCACACCATCAGCACGCTCATCACTCACTTCAAGCCCTGCCAACCCTACAATCGGCACAACCTCCCAAGGCACATACGACGGTATAAAGGCGTGTACTCCATCGGGCATAATCTGCAACATTGCCAAGTGCTTAGCAGCAGCCTTTTCTATTTTGTTTATATAGCGCATAGCTTATTTCTCATTTTTTTCGGCTTCAAGCTCACTGTCTGCTTCTTCCATCAGTTGCTCCTCAACTTCTTGCACATAGCGAGCCTCAAGTTTCTTAGCCTTTTCCAAAATGCCTGGCACAACTCTAAAGCCTGCCACACTCGGGTCGGTGCTAATCGTAAAGTGCTGAGGAACGATTACTGAGTAGTCGGGAGCATTGTGTTCTTCCTTGTCAAGCTGAGTGCCTTTTAAGTAGGTTGCAGTAACAGCAGCAAATGCCTTTGCATCTTCTTGCTCTCGTGCCATCTGCCACCCTTCCTCACATCTGCAACGAAATAGGTAGCGGTCATAATCCCTTGTCAAGCGTCCCAAGTTGCCCAAGCAGATCTTTATAATGCGAACATCCTCATAAGCCTGCGACACGCCAATCCCATGTCGCTTTTGCAGCTCACCCACAATGTCCTTATCCACCAACCGCGGGTTCTGAAGCCAATAGGCATACAACTCGCGCAGTCGCAACATCCGCGCTTGCACAGCAGGAGCCAACTTAGCCTCCCGCATCTCCTCAACCGAAGCAAGCAAATACCGTTGTGCCCTCTCCACAAATTCAGCCTTCATTCTTCCTCCTTCTTTTTTTTAAAAGCCTCCAGCCCATCCAGCCCACATAGTCTCTCTAGCCTCTCTAGCTCCTCTAGCCTCTCTAGCCCCTCTAGCTCTCCTTTTTCTCAAACCCATCATACTTCTTCCAGTTCTTCCGATACTGGTCATCTAAGCTTTTAAGCACCTTCAAGTGTTCATAGCGGTCACAAGGAGCAGCCTCTTCAAGCGTCTTCAGCGTCTCAAATGTCTGTTTCATCTTAAAGTAAATCTCCCCATTCTTCTCATACAACGCTTGGATCTCGGCTGGCAAACTCTCATGGTCGGCTCTACGGCCTCGGTGGGTTCCTTCAGGGTGATCAACATCTGTGCTCACAACAGGAGCACCTTCTTCCAAACTCTCTTCTGCCACAGGCACAACCTCACGCTCCATTTCCTCAATGCCCTGAGCCGTCAGCCCATCAAGCAAAATGCGCAAATGTTTCTTCAACTCATGCTCTATCACAGGAGCATAACGTTGCGGAGCAATACAAGCGCCATTATAAAGAATGCGGTTGCGGTTCAGCTGCAGCAAAAGCAATGCTCCCGCCGCCACATCGCGTTCGGCAGCGGGAGTATCTAAATAAGCTTTAATCTTATCAATCATTACATGGTCTCGTTAATGGTACCATCATCCGTCTCAATCTTACCACTATAGAAGGGAGCAGGGTAGAGGTCGGTTACCTCAATCTCCAAGTCGGTACCACCATTAGTGCTTGCACCTTCACCCGTACTACCCTTGGGTTTCGTCACGGTGTTAAACATGTCATTACCCAACACGCGGTACTGACCATCACGTTGCTGCACCAAGTACACCAAATCATCGTTCATTGCCATACCACAGAAGGCTGCAGCCTCTGCAGTAGTGCCTGGGTACGAAAGTGTCACCTTGTTAAGCACCGTGCACGAGGGGTGTTCGCCTTGCGTTTCCCACTCCAAGTTGCCCTTGTTAAGTGCCAAATCAATGCTCTTCCACTTCTTGTCAGCAGCGAGCGTAAAGTCGCCTGCATACACCGCAGCCGTCTTCAGCGTAGTTCCCGTAGCCGAAGGGTCGGGTAGGGTAGGCCATTTCACAATATCGCGCTTAGCAATATAGTAAGACTTATTCTTAATACCAGGAATCACACGTTGTCCTTGGCAAAAGCGCAAGCTATCATAAGGAGCGCCTGCAGCGCACTGTGTGCTTGCAGCACCAGTATTTTGAACTTCCATATCAATTATTTTTTTTATAGTTATCGTTCTTATCTTCTCTCTATCTTTTCTCACGCACTAACCCACGCGGTCGCGCCCTCAAGTTCATTGCCTCAAGCCTCACCCTCAAGCGCTAACCCGCGAGTTCGCGCATCTACGCTCACACAGATTCAGTAGCAGCCTTCAGTTTTGCCACCATCAGCATTTCAGAACTAAGGGTCTTAAACTGAACACCGAATGCCATTGCAGCCTCAAGCGTCAATTTCCAAGAGTCATACTTCTCGATCGCCAACTTCTCAGCAGGATTTTCACCTGCGCCATAGCCGTATGCCATATTGCTCTGCGGTGCAACGTGAATGTAAGATGAGCCTTTCTTCGAAGCCAATGGGCAGAACTCCCAAAGGTTATCGCTACCTTCAAGGAAGGTTTTCTTAAACTCCTTGTTATAAGGCAAAGCACCATGCAACATCTGGTAGTTGCGGTTATAAGCCGTGTACAACTCTTTCGAGCAATAAATCTTCACATGCTGTTCCTTCAACTCATCACTGGCAGCATCAAAGATTGAGTTGAAAGTGTCCACTGCGTTTGCACTGGTAATGGCTTCGGCAAGTTCCATATAGTTGCCCTTAGCAACCGCAAGATTACCCGCTGTTTTCTCAGTATCAGTAATGGTGTCGAAGCCATTAAAGAGGTCTTTCGTAGAGTCGCCATTGGCATTGCGCTTAGCGTTCCAAATAGCCATATTGAGTTTACGGCCCAATTTGCCCGCTACAAGCATCAAGATACTCTTGTTTACATCAACTCCCTTCAAGCCTTCGCCTTGAGTCACAAGCGAACCATAAATTGTTCCCCACACCTCGTTGGGGTCAAAACCATAAGCGCAGTTGCCCAAGAACAACTCAAGCTCGCGAGGAGCAATCTTAAAGTTGCCATCTGCCTTACGCGTATTCTTGTAAGGACCAAGTTCTGCATCGCCATCAAGTTGACCGAACACATGATTTCCCTTCAACCCTGGAATGCCTTGCATGTGCTGCAAAGTTGCCTGAGCAGCGGTTACAGGCATAATCAAAAGGTCTTTCTCATACTTAGTGGCGCTCTTCTGTAATGCGCCAATAGTAGTAATCGTATTTGCCATGTCGTTATCTATAAATATTCTTTTCTTCCCGTTTTCTTTCTTATCCTCACAGCGTCAACAAATGTCGTCGCAACGCCTAAATCACATCTTTAAACTTCTGGTAGAAGTTCACGGCCTCCGCACCTGCAAGGTTCATTTCCTCTGTGTTAGCAGTAGGTGCAGCCTTACCAGTAGTGTCGCCATCCATACCGCCAAGTTCCTTCACCTTGGCTTCGGCTGCTTCCTTCTCGCTCTTAAATGAGGCAAGAGCACCCTCTACTGCCTCAAGCTGTTCCTTACTAAGAGTAACACTGCCATCTTCAGCAGCTGTTAAGTTTTCCACACCAAGAGTAGCGCAAAGCAAAGCAAGCGCAATCGTTGTTGTCTTCTTGTTCATTTCGTTCTCGTTGTTTAAGTTATTTTTCGGGGTCGCAACCTCACTGTCATTAGCAACACTACCAAAGAGCGAGCGCAAAAAGCTCACCACCTTCTCCAATGCCGAATCTCCCATACCTGTGCTCACGCCATGAGGCGCACCATTACCATCATGCGCACCATGCTTACCATGCGCACCAGGAACAGACAAGCCACCACCTATTTGTGGCAAAGGCAAACCACAAGCCACAAAAAGTTCGCGGTCCGAAGCACTCAGGTTCTTGGGTTGCTGTTCTTCTTCGTCGGGGTCAATCTCATCAATCAACCCATACTTCAAAGCTTCTTCAGCAGTGATCCATCGTTCTTCGCTCATCAGCGCAGCCATGTCCTTGGCTTCGCGTTTACTTCGCACCGCATAAATCGAGGCAATCACGCGGTCAATCGTGTCAAGCTTAGCCTGGCTCTTTCTAAGTTCTGCAATTTTGCCTTCAAGTTGCTCCTTGTTGTAATACCCCCAAGTTTCACTAAAGCCCGAAGCCTGGTGAACAAGCATCAGTGCATAACGGCTCATCACCACCTTCTTAGCTCCCATGGCGAGAATTGTTGCAGCACTCGCTGTCATGCCCACAATGTAAACCGTCACATCCCCATGGTCCAAAAATTGTTGGCGAATATCAAGTGCCGTCATCACATCGCCCCCATACGAGTTAATGCGCACCGTGCAAGGCTTCCCCTTCAACGGCTCAAGCTTACTCTTCACATACCCCTTCGAAATAGGATACCCAATGTAAGAGTCAATTTCAATGTTATAATTTCGTGCCATATCTTCTTTTTCGTAACAACACCCCACGTAGCATGTTGCAAGGGCGAAGATACACCTTTAACTAAAAAAATAAAAAGACACGCAAACACACCTTTCAAACACACCTTGCAAACACACCTTGCAAACACACCCTGCAAACACACCCTGCAAACACACCTTACAAACACACCTTACAAACACACCTTACAAACACACCTTGCAAACACACCTTGCAAACACACCTTGCAAACACATAAAACACACCACAAAAAACTCAATTCTCAGCCAAAAGGCATCAAAACTGCACATCATCCCCCATTTTTTTTAACCATCCCTAAACCATCCCTAAACCATCCCCAGAAATATCCCCAGAAATATCCCCAAGCCCCCCACGTGCAACCTCAAACCATCCAGAAGCCATCCCGATGCCGCCCAAATACCGCCCAAATACCACCCAAATACCACTCAAATACCACTCAAATACCACCCAAATACCACCCAAATACCGCCCAAATACCGCCCCCAAAACCTTACTTCAGTTTTTCCGCCCTAAGTTTCTTCACTCTTCCCATTTTTACGCATCTCGGCAGGAGCCGAAGGCTAAAAATGTGCGGTGTCACACCTTTCCCACCCACCAACGCCCTGCACCCCCCGGGGGGCCACCCCCTCTTTTTTTTAGCGGAATATGCACTACCTCTGTTATCCACCGCCTGTAACTCGTAACACAAAAACTTGTTGCGGGAATCGCTCGCAACCGATGTAAAGGGTATCGAAGGCATCGCTACCATCCGTACGACTCTCAAGTTTGTCCTCCTCGGTCTCTGCCAACTTCTCGCCTCGCTTATCCTTCTTGCCATTATACACGCCTGCGGTTTGAACCGACACCAATAGGTCTTGGTTCTGCGCCTCGTTAAAGTAGGGCACCAATCGGGCTTGACCTGCAAAGCCTCGGTTAATGAGTGTGTACTTCTCCATGTGGCGCATAGGGGCACCTATATACACAGGGCGCACACGCCATCCGTGCTTTTGCAACTCATGCGTAATCACCCACTGAAAGTCTTGATCGTTCACCGCATAGTTCGACCCTAAAGCCGTTGAATCGTAATAAAACACCACTTCGTGCAGTGGGAAGGGTGCGTAATATTGGCAAAAGTCTGCCACGAGTTCAGGCAACTTGCGGTCGTACTTCACGTAGAAGCTCTTCACAACATTGAGCCTTCGTCGGTCCTCGTCTACCTGTCCGCACACAAGCCAGTTGATGTTGGCATTAAAGTCGAAGGCTATGATGAGGGGGTGAGTGGCCATAAGGTCGGAGTCGAGCCTGCAGGTGTTGGCAGCTGTGCCTATGGCTTTAAAGTCGTAACCTAGGGCATCGAGTTTGCTATGGTCGGTGGCGGTATACTTGTTGCGCGGTTGCATCGACGAGTAGAAGCCATCTTTCAGTATGCTCACCGACTGACACAGAATGCTGGTGCGAAACACCATTGGGGGCAAGTCGCGTCGCATTTGTCGAATCCAAGCTTCTCCAAGAACTTCAATGTTTGTGAGTGATGAGTATCGTCTAAACAATGTGGCATGTTTGCGCAAGTTACTAAGCACACGTTGCACTTCTGCGAGTTTGCGTGGTAAGTAAGGAGTTGAATCTCCTTGCTTAATTCGCCAACCCACTGAGAGTTCTTCGGCTGTTAGGGCTTCAATGGTTTCAATGAGTTCAGTGTCAAGGTCTTTTTCGTAGCGCATAAACCAAGAACCTGTTTTAGTCACGGGCATATCACTTGTAATGAGCATGCCATGATGAAAAGGCAAATCCCCAAATTCTCTTTGCTGTCCACGGTTAGCAGGAAATGTTTCATCCTTTAATCGTTCAAAGTTCACAAATTTCGCCTCGTCAATGTCTATAAAGTCAAAACTCTTTGAATTACTCGTACCTACGCGGTCTTGACTGATAATTTGTCCTATAGCTCCCGTGTAAAACGATATCACGTTTTCCCAATTATCAGGCACAACAATAGGGTCTGGCCAACCAAGTGCACGAGAGGGTCTGTGTCCGATGTCCCAATGCACCCCACGATGGTATCCCCAATCCTCCCAATGTTGAAACATTGAGGGCAGAGTATTAGTTTTAGCACGTATGGCAGTAGGAGTTACAAATGCGGTTGTACTGCGTGGCATTTGTTGAAAGTTGCGCAAGTTAATCCACGCATGCAGCACACTCTTACCCGTACCACGTCCTGCTACTATCACGTTAGTATGTGCATCTATGGCACACACTTCGCGCTGCATGCGGTTAAAAAATACCTCCATAGTTTATCTCGTTTAGTCTGTTCATTTTTTACCACGCTTGTGGCAGTGTTTTTTACCCAAAATTATGCCAAAGTCTTCATACGAGCGTCGCATTCTGTAAAACTTCTGTCGCACCCCTTCACGAAAGTCATTGTCAATGCCATGTTTTTGACACCATTGGTCAATGGCATTATTAAAAGGTTCGTTAGCATGAATCATAGGAGCAAGGTCGCTCCAAATGTGTATACGGAATAACGTTTCGATGGCTCCAGCCATTTTAGCATTTCCCCTGCGTGAAAGGTGGTGATAGTATTCAGGTCGTCGGTGTGCATTGTCGGTTATAACAACAGCCACACACGTTGCAGGCTTCATCTTTAGTGCATGTTGTGTTGCACAATCGTCAGGAGTACGTTGCAGCAGTTTGTGCAACAGATGGTTTTCGCAACTTTGCGAAGGAAAACGAACTGGTTCTCCAAATGCGTGAACAAGCCATTGGCGTAGATAAGGTTTTAGATGCAGAAGCACGGTAATGTCTTTCATCTATCAGAAAGTTTATAGAGAAAGTGAAAAGGATCTTATACAAATATACAGAATTTAATTCATTTGCGAATATTTCTTACTGCAATAAAAAAAGATTCTTCTCTCGCGCACACATGAGTCTTTTTTCGTTATCGCATTGACTACAACACTACATCATTGATTATCAATAACTTACGCAATTACAACCTTGCTACATTGTAGTCAGCCTTTACTACAATGTAGTCACTTGTAGTCAAATGTAGTAAGGATTTTGCCCGTTTTTGTTTCTTGTAACTCCTTAATAATCAGATAATTATAAAATTGTAGTCAAATGTAGTCAATGTAGTCACGAAATAAGGGGTCGTGAGAGAAAGTTGCACAAAATTCGCCTTTCTTCCCCTTTTTCCTCAAAAATATCCCATCCTTATTACTTGTTGGGGTACAAAAAAGCCCCGTGCTATCCTCACGGACTGCACGGGGTACACTCAAATAATCAACCCAATTCAATCATAATTTCTACTCATTTTCTATTCATTGCGTTCTTCGTTTAATTTCTTAATAATGCTTTGCGCTCTCCGAAAGTCCGATCCCTTAAATTCTTCGGGAAATTCCTCTTTTATAGCATTCAAAACATTTTCATTAGCTCGAAATAAAGCAGCAGCAACCACCTCGTCAGCAAATGCAGCAGCCGTGAGCAATCCAGCAAGTCTCCTTATACTTGTATTTCCGCGGGCATGCGCGTAATATCAACATTATCTTTGTCACTGTCACTTTGTTCAGCAGCAAGCATAAAGAAACAGCGGCTACTTTCATCCTTACTCTGCCAATCCTTTAAACTTTCCACAGCGTCCTTACGCTCATCTTTAAAATCCGCGTCAGCAACTCTAATACCAAATGCTTCTAAATTCTTTTCCATTGTCTTGATGTTTTTTTAATGTTAGATAATTATTGTGCATAAGCAAACCAAGCCATCAGCCAGTTCGCTCATTTCTTTTCAGTCAGTAAATCCACCACTCAGTTGATCTTCAAGTTCAATGCCATACCTTTCCACAATCTTTTCATAGTTAAAGCACATCGCTTGCAACACCTGCTCTTTGTCTCGTGTATGTCCATCGCCCGTCACCACCACCTGCTTAATGCCGTGAATAATCTGTTTAAAACGAACGCTTCTCACATAGCCCAAAAAGTAGTCCGAGTTCTCGAGGTATATCTTCAGCGAATCCTCAGGCAATGCCGAGTCACCCGTTTGCAGTGCCGCACGCTTATATAAGCTAAACAATCTACTCTTGTTCACATATATCACGCGCCTTGGAGCACCAAAGTCATAATTTTGCTTTGTAGTGCGCAGCGTTTGTTGCGTCGATATTTTATAGTCAGCAGTAGCAAACACCTCACCCGTGTTCTTCAAGTAAGCCACAGCCGTCCAGAACATAGCCAGCTCGTTACCCGTGTTCAAAATGTCATTCTGCGTCTTAATGCCATCCACACACAAGCGCAGCACCTCAGCATAGTGAAACGGAAAGTCCAACTTCGCCTCCAACACCTTAAACGCTGCAGCCACCTTACACCAATTCTCTACAATACGAGTGTCCAAACGTGCATAATCCGTCATACGGTTCACCTCGTCGCGCACCAAAGCATAGTTATCGGCAAAGTTTGCAGCAAAGTGTTTACGATGCTTCAACACCTCAATCGTCAAAAACGACAAACCAAACTTCTGCACCTCGCGTAGCGCAGCAAAGCGTCGGCACTCTTCGGTGGTAAATTCCGATCTCGGAAACGACAAAAACAAACAGCGCGAAAACAAAGCAGGGTCAGCAGTAGGCATTTCCTGTCCACTCACTATCACACCACTCTTCACACTCGTCATAATGCGAGCATCGAATGAGGCACCCGACATCTTCACACGTCCCACGCCATCATACAACCCCTTCAAAAATTCAATCTTGTCAGGGCGAATGTCGTTTTTATACTCATCCAAGTGTACCAAAGCATTCGAGGCAAAAGCCACGTCGTCGTTCAGTGCCGTAGCCGTAGAGTTGCGCAAGTTGGGCGCCTTATTGTCGCTCACAAAAAACGCCATCAGCGCAGCACCAAGCTCCGTTTTACCCGAACCCTTCGGTCCAAACAAATTCAGCAGCGGAAACGAGCGTGTACTGTCCGTCACCACATCCCTAAACAATGCAGCCACCCAGTAACACAACCCCACAATGCCATTGTTACCGTACACCATCACAAAGTCCTTCATATATTGTCTAAAAGGCACATTCTGCAACGTTTGATGAATAAACTTGCGCTCACGTTCAAACTTCTTTCGGTCCTCCCTATAAAGCTTCGAGGCAGCAGGAATATACCAATTCTCACCACTCTGCAAACGGCAAACACCAAAGTCATCAGCCTTACGGAAGCTCCCATCCATCCACACACCATTGCCAAAGGCATAAAAGCCCGCCTGGTTCCACCCCAACTGCTTAACCAATCGTGAGGTCTCCGTGTTTTCGTAGAGATAAGTCTTCAACTTCATAAGCTCGCGGTCACCCGCCATCCACATGTAGTTACCAATACTTTCAATGCGTTGCCTAAACTTGCTCAAACTCACCAAGTCCTCAATCGCCATCTCAACCACATCTTCAGCACCCTTATTATTCTTTATATAAAAGATGCGCTTAGGCTGATCAGCATCCTTAATGTGAAACACAGGTCTCATCGTAAAGTTGCTCCACTGAATATCCGAGCCCTTCTCCGTCTGACCCCAATAACCGCCCGACTCCTTATAGAAACCATATTCCCTAAGGTCAATCTCGCCATTCTTGCGCTTATCCGTCTTCTCGCGGTCCCATCGCACCTTCTGTATCAGTCCACGCCAAAACTCCTTACCCCTTCTCACCTTGTTAAGCCCATCAAGCAGCATCTCGAGCAGCGTGTCATCAGTCACATACGATGCCAGCGTAGCCACCTGCTTAAACTGAGCACTCAGTCGGTCACTCGGAGCGTCCTTATCCACAATCTTCTGTGCAGCCCACGTCACAAAGTCCTCCTCCTTCAGTTCAGCCAAACGAGCCGACGATTCAAAAAAGTCGCCAGGATCCTGCTTCAAGTTACCCTCCTTACAGGGCAATTCGCGCACCGTCACATTCAGCCCAAGCTTCATAGCCAACTCACCATTGCGCAGCACATAGCCAATGCCCGTACCATAACGTTTACCCACAGGCACAGGGTCAGCGTCATTTATAAAGCACACATTTGCAGCAGCCCTTCTCACCAACTTAAACTGCTCCTCGGTCCAGTTACCACCCAGCGTAGCCACCACATTATTGATGCCCACCGAGTGCATCTTCATTGCATCAGGAGCACCCTCCACCAAGTACATACGTTCCTCTCTTCGAGCCTGCGCAAAAGCCTCATTCATGCCAAACACCGAAGCACCTTTATGATACACCTCACTCTCCTGAGAGTTCACATACTTAGCAGCATCCACATTGTCCACAAGGTTACGAGCCGTAAAACCCACCACATTGCCACGTCGGTCAACAATCGGAATCACCAATCGCCCACGCATAAAGTCATACACTCGTCCATTCTCCTCCTTGCGCTTCAGTAGTCCAAGTTCAATCAGCAATTCCTGACTCTCGCCATTTTTACGCGCCCATTCAGCCAACGTGTCCCATTTGTCAGGAGCATAACCCATTTTGGCCTCCGTCACATAGTCCTTGCCAAATCGCAAGTGCGCATAGTTCAGCGCAGTCACCGCGTCAGCATTGCCACCATCATGCAGCAGCGAACCATAAAACTCCGCCACCCTCTCATTCAGTCGCATCATCGCTTCGCGTTTCAGCCGTTGTTGTTTCGTGTTAGCATCCTCAGGTTCGTCTTGTTCCACCTCAATGCCCACACGTGCAGCAAGCCTCTTAACCGCCTCCACAAACGTCAGCCCCTCACGCTTCATCACATATTTAATGGCATTTCCGCCCTCTTGGCATCCACCAAAGCAGTGCCACAGCTGTCTGCCAGGCGACACATGAAAACTCGGAGTCTTCTCCTCATGAAACGGGCAGCAAGCCACAAGGTCCTTGCCCGCCTTCGTTAGTGTCACCCCGCTCTCACGCACCACATCCTCAATGTTCGTGCGGTCAAGCACCTGGTCTATCGTTTCTTGGCTTATCATTCACTTTGTCTTTAATAGGTTGTTTTATATAATCGTAGCATGTTTTTAATCTTGCCCATATTGTGCCTCCCTCTTTTTTGGGAAATCACTTTTTAAAAAGAACCAGTCTTTTAGAGTGGCGGAGTGGGGACTCGAACCCCACCAATGTTCCGATCGCGTCTGCCTATCCCATTAGCAGCCTATCCCGCCAAATGGCACACGGTCTTCACAGATGGTAGTGCCACAAGTCTTTCTATGGAAAAAAGACTAAGAAATCTAACAACCTATTTCTACATAACAGATTGTGCCGAGTCGCGGAGTCGAACCGCGCTCAAGTGTATCCCCCTTGTCTCAACATCGCCTTCATGCAGCAAGAGTCCCACAAGCAACCCCTCTCGGCAAATCGTCTGCAAGCGGTCTTCACAGATAGCTGCAGACTCCATACAAACATTATTAACAAATATATAACCTATGATTTTTCAATAAACCTTCATTCATAATCCTTGCCACCCATCCAGGCATGCCAAGCCATCCAGCTCTCATCGTCTCCAACGCCAAGCCAACCTTCAAGGCACACACATCATCGTCGTCATCAAGGCCCTAAAGCTTTGCGCCATCCAAGCATCATGCGTCAAATCCTTTCACCTATTCATATTCAGTTTAAAATGCAGCCCGCTGTCTTGGCACCCAAGCCTCAAGCGCCAGCCACACCACATACATTCTGCTCACATCGCGCAGCCTTCACACCTCATGTCACACAGCTCGTCAACCCAACCTCAGTCTTGCCATAATCATTAAAAAGACCTCAGTTCGAGCCATGCCATTCACACCATGCCGTGCGTCCTCATGCACAACCTCACGTCAACACACGCATTCACAGCCCTTCAAGGCAGCAAGGAAATATTTCACACACATCGTGTCATTAGTCACCTTTGTGCCACATACGCCTCCACCATCTGTTCCTCATTCCAGTCAGGATGGTTCTCGCACATCGCAGCATAAGCGCCATTATTCTTCATTTCACTAATCACATGGTCCTTATAGTCCATGTGGCAAGCCATAGCAAACCCAAAGCTCAACACCACACCACAAACCAACCATCTCACAACATTCCAAACCTTCTTCAGCATACCAATCTCCTTTCTCTTTCTTTAGTAATCCAAAACAATCTCTTTCTCAAAAATACTCCAGACGTTCGCAATGGCTAAAAACATGTACTTACCATTTATCGTTTCGCAGGTCAACACACAATTGCCATACTCATCACTTTCCTCTGTAATGGTCGCATTAAACCACATTCCAAAACACTGAGATATAGCGTCCACAAAAGCACGCTGCTCCTTAGCCTCAAAGTTCGTCTTCATAATTACGACACTTTTTTCGCCATGCAAAACCCGCATATTTACGCGGAATCTATCCAAACTGTCTGCAATAATCACGCACGTTTTCATATATCCAATCCTTTTTTTAAAAGTAAAACACCAAAGTCACCTTGCCTCATTACAAAGCAACCGAGTTCTCAAAAATCTGCATTGTGTCCATAACAACCTCCTCAGCACTCTCCTCCCTCTCAATCCTTGCCATCATCACACAACCACCACACTTATTCTCCTTCACCTTGAACAAGTCAAACCGCTCATCCATACCCTGCACAAAGTCTTGTTGCAGTTCAGCCTTAAAGTTCGTTTCAAACAACACAACCTTACACTCCCTCACAATCTGCACAGTCACCACATAGCGCTCTTCCGAGTCCGCAATCGCCACTCTCATTCTCATAGTCACTCTTATTTTTTTAAAGTTAATCGCCAAAACAGGGAACATCGTGTACATTTCGCCACATGGCAGCATCCACATGCACCACCGTGCACAAGCCCCACATCAGCTCCACGCGTCCTTCTTATTCTTTCGGGGGTGGAAACATAGTCCGGTAACATTCCCACACATGCGGCACGTTGGTCAACCGCCATCCATTCCCCGTCTCAGCAACACACACCTTTGTTGTTAATTCGTCATTGTTTGTTCAATAGGGGGTTCAAAACCCAAATGTCAGTAACACTCCTCCCAAGCACTCAAAATGTCCGAGCCCAGAAAAGTCCGCTTACATCCTAATTTCCTATATTCACATTTAATCCAGCCCTTGTCAATCCAGCTATACAGCGTTCTTCGCGAAATGCCCAAGAGCTTAGCAGTCTCCACGGGGCTATATCGTCCATCAGGCTTCACATTCGGTCTTTCTTCAACCATTCAAGTCTCCTCCTTTCTTTGTTTTTAAGAGTTCATTACCCATGGGTTCAATGTCCTTAGCGGTCGGGTGGGGGACTTCCGTCTTCTTCCGTTTCCTTCTTTCCACCGTCACCTGTTTCTGAAGCTTCCCTTTGCGGTCCATCACCTCAGCAACCTTCACCGTCCATTGTTCCCATCCACATTCAGCATTTAGCCTAAGCTTAGCCATATACATCGCTTGTGGACTACTCAACATCTTCAGAGGCAGCGAAATCGTTGTGCCAACCTCCATCGCTCGCAGTGTACCCGTAGGACTCCACGTCTTCACAATTCTATTTTTTTTGCTCATTTTCCTTGTAAACATAACCCCAATTCGACACGATTAGGGGGTTATTTACGGTCAAGAAGCACTTTTATGAGGCGTTCTTTTTCAGCGAGTAGGGCATGTAATGAGACATTCTCTTGCTTTAGCATTTGTAAGTTTTGATTTTCCTCAGGAGGCTCAGAACTCCCATAATTACTGACTTCTAAGCTACCTGACGAGTTTACTTGTGCGGTGTTATGATGCCCACTAACATGAACTGTATTACCCCCATCTTCGGGCAGTAACATCTCACCCTCCCCTGTAAGCAACCAATTGCCATCAACTTTGGGGAAAGCACGTTTTATACGCTCAGGATCGAAGATTTTGCGTGCTAACCATGTACCAATAGTACCTTGACTTGCGCCCATTTGTTTTGCGAATGAACTTTGGTTACCTTTCGCAAACGCTATAATTAACTGTTCTAATTGTCCACAATCTTTCATAATTGGTGTTTTATACTTCTTATTTTACTATTGTAATTGAAAATAATTGCAATATCATTTGCTATTATATTATCGAATATGCTATATTTGCACCATGTAACCTCGTTACTTAACAATGTTAATTGTACAAAGTTACCGAATTGGGGTTATGTTTACTATAATTCAAAGCCACCAGCGCTCCCCTACCATCCTAATGGCAAGGGAGCGTTGTTTTTTTGTTTGCAATAAAAATTCATTTTGCAATAAAAAAAGGCTTTTCCCTTCAAAAGGAAAAGCCCATATAAACACGATCGTTCATTTCTTATTAAAACATCATCCCACATCATTCTTGTTATTCAAATATGCAATCACCTTATCCACAGCCTCGTCCACCTTTTTAAAGTTCCGCCTAATGTAAATATCAGCCATTGGATAAGGCGAACGATGCCCCAAAGCAGCATCAATCACCGCATCAGGCACATCCATCTCAGCAGCCAACGTAGCCCATGTATGCCTTGCCCAGTACGAGGTCAACTCAGGAAACAAACTCACATACACCTTCTTCCTCTTCATATTCCTTCCTCGTCCCTTAGCCTTCACGTACGTGTAGCTCGAAGGACCAATCTTCTGCAATGCCATGTTCATTCGGTGCAATCTGTTATGCCAAGCTTCAACACTGCAACAATCCTCACCAAAACTCACCAGCCTATCCCTTCCCCCATACCTATCAATAATCTCCCAAGCCACATCAGGCACCTTCATTCGGCAAGGCACCCCCGTCTTACTCCTTCTAAACTCAATCAAACTTCCCCTCTTAATTTTAGGCAAAGCCACCAAGTCCACCATGTTAATGCCACACAAGTAAAACGACAGCATAAACATGTCCACATACACCCGCTGCCATTTCTCGCAAGGATAATCCCTCAACCGCCTCAAGTCCTGCACCGTCAGCGAGCGTTTCATCGTCTCCTCCTTCTTAATCTTAAAGCGTCTAAACGGATACACCTCAGCCCCCACAACCCCCTCATCAATCGCAGCATTAAACAAAGCCCTCACATTCCTCAAGTGAATCCCCCTTGCGTTCACCCCACACGTCTCCTCCATCCACGCCTCAAAATCCTTCAGCCACCCCACGTCAATATCCTCAAAGGTCAAACTTTCAATGTCGCAGAACTTCCCCACCTTCTTCACCGTAAACTCATACACCCCCTTAGTCCTCTCGTTCTTAATTCTCGCCACAAATCTGTTAGCAAACTTCTCAAACGTCCCCGTCTGTCCCCATCCCTTTCCATTAGCCTGTTTAAGGTTATTCGTCAAATATTTCAGTGCAGCTCTTTTCAAGTCCACCCCTTTCATCGAGTCCACATCCACGTTTAGTGCCAGTTCTTCAATAGCCAGTTGCACCCTCACCATCTTCTCCTTCAGCATTTTCGTTAGTTTATCAGCGAGTGGCACCTTCACCACTCGTCCATTAGCAAACTCCCCCTTCATCAGAGCCACCCCAGTAGGAATCATCCCAGTGCTCCCCAGGTTATAGACAGCCATATACAGTCTACCCTTCCCATCCTTATCCAATTTTCTTGTGTCCAGATACCATTTCAATTTATAAGCCAT